AGTTGGTCGCATCGACACCACTGCCAGATGCGAGTGCCGTGCGTGCCTTGCCTATGACAGCTGCTGTGCGCGTGGCTGCGATTGCATAATATTGCTTGTTCGTATCGTCAGACCCGCAGGCGTTTCGAAAGAGTGTGGCACCCGTCCACGTTGGGGCAGGTGTCGTAGTCGGCACACTGCGCGGCCCCGCTGCCCAGTAGATGCCATCAAACCCGTCGTGATCATCTATGAGTGGCGGTGCATTCGAGAGGATGAAGATAGTATCAAGCGGCGGGGCTTCATCTGATGTACCTGGCGTGACTAAATCTGTGTCTGATGGCCCGACACCTGCCGCTCGCAACTGGCGCACGCCTTCAATCTTCACCCTATCGCCAGGTATGAACTCCATCCCGGTAATTCGCAGATCAAGCAGCTGCGCATTGGGAGCAGGAACAGTTAGAACATCACCTGGATGATATTTGACATACTTTGGCGGCAGTTCAATCTTCAGCGAGTCAGTCTCCATTCGCGTGCGTGCAAGCAACCTGCTTGCCTTGTTTCGAATTTGCGCGCGGTCTGATGCCATTGGCAGGAATATCTCCTTGACTGCCGCGCCTGATCCGAACTGCAGACCATAGCCTGCCGTGGCCTCCTCATACTTGAAGTCTGGATCGAAGAACGTAATCTCGACGCGCTGCGCAACTTCAGTCAGACTCTGCTCGCTCGATAGAGCAAACTTGACCGCCTTGTCACCCTGTTCCTCGCGACCCGTTGAGACTGCGCCCAGATCACCATCAGGAATGGTCACGCTCGAGGATTGCGGCTGTGAGATAAACTTGAGCTTGCCGTCTACTTCAGCACAGTCAAATGGCGCAACAATTCCCAACGCTTCGAACGTATTTTTAGGCGCTGTCGGCCCTGTCACAATCCACCCATTCACAGGATCATCCGGCGCATCATTCGTAATCTGAGCAGCCAGCACACCTGCATAATTACATTCCTCAGCCACTATCTCTGAGATTGTTCCATCAGAATTGACCACCTCGAATTGATACTGAGCTATTTGATTGTAGGAAGGTGTCAGATCAACATTCTCAAGCCAGACCGTGACAGAGCCCCGATAGCCTGGATAATCATCATTATCACCGCTGGTGGCATACCACGGGCATCTTTCGGTCTGCGTCTCCTGTCCCAGCAGAATCTGCAATCGCTGCGCATAGAGAAGGTCCTGCCGGAATGATCCGAACTCGGCGCCCTCAATCCCAGGATTCACACCCGTCAGTGTTGCCGGATCACGCTGATAGAGCACATTACCATTGCCATAGATGCGTGAAATGCCAAGTATTGAATCATTTCGGTTTTCGCAGACAAGCAATCCCATAGAGATATGCCATGCGCTTGTACCAGGATTCAGACGCTTGCCGCCACTCGGTGCGAAATGCAGGAACTGCACAGCCTGCCCCAGCCAGATTACCTTTGCGCCAACAGCCGCCCGGCCATATATGCGCGGGATGGCCTCACCTTCACGTGATGACGTGATCTGTAAATCAGTGTGTGGGGTTTCAGATGGCTTAGGACGCGGTGCAAGAACACGCTGAAGCAAATAGCTTGCACCAACGATGATTGCAGTGGCGAGCACGTCTGCAAGAATAGAGATTGCAGTGATCGCGCTGAATGGATCAGCGAGCGCAGGCGTCGTCAGAAGCACTAGTACCGCAATGATGCGGCTAACTCTGCGCCAGTCTAAAATCATAGAACCGCCAGACATGTTCCACATTCATTGGCGTGATCGTCACAAAGGGGCGATGCCCGTTCAGGTCAATGCCAATCAACTTCCACCGACCATCACTCCATGCCACTATGCCTGAATGCTGCGGGTGGTTTCTTCCAAAGATTGCAACTGCTCCGTGTGCCGGGCCTTCACGCCTCACGCCCAAATGGTCAAACTGCTCGAAGACTTCCGCCTGTGGTGGATACGCATATAAAGGCGGCTCATAGTCGCCTTTCAGGCATCCGCACTGCTTGCCCACCCATACCACGACACCAATACAATCCATTCCATACTTCGGGTCGCGCCCATAGGGACGAAAGAGCACGCGCGGTCTGAGCAGCGTGCGCGCGGTCGCGACAATCAGTTCCCTGTCAAATTGATTGTGTTGCGAGGATTCCATCTGCCGCCTTGTAGATGATTGCGCCTGCAAGATCAGGATAGCCGCGAAAGTTGACAAGGTTGCCGTTCGGCTGCGCACTGTTTCGAAACTTATTCTGACAAGTCGTATGCACACGATCACATCCGGCTGTAGCCGTGAACGTGTCGCCTATTGCTATGTCCTGCCCTGGCTGCATGATCAGCGTGAACTCAAGACCGCTGATCACTTGAGCCACGCCAATCTCAGCCGTGTAGCCGCTATTGTTTCCGCTTGTCCACGTCAGATAGCCGCCATCAAACCACGTCGATGAGTACGATATGTTATAGCCTGATGCTACTGTGAACACGTTCGCGCTCGTGACTGTGCTCACTGTGAGATTCTGCGTGAATGGCGTCCCGGCTGTGTAATGCGTAGTTGCCAGATTGAACTTGCACCTCGAGTCACCCACGCGCTGCACATCGCACATCCTTGACGTGACACGGCCTACAGGCTGCGATAGCTTCTGTATCAGTCCGCGCAGCTCCACGGCGAAGGAATTGTCAGCCACATCCACGCGCCCGATCTGCCCTGACTGATACGTATAGCCGCCATCGCCAGGCGAATCATAATTGGCAAACCGCCGCTCGAATGTCGCATCCCTGAATTTGCCTTTGAGAATGTCGGCAAGCGTAATCACGCCTGACTGGAAGAACCCCTGCGCCTGCGATGTGTCAATCTCCATCTTCAGCCCGCTCTTCACCTCACTCACGCGCATTCCAGGCCGTGCCAGATAGAGCTGCCCGTCAACTGTCAGATTCTGAATGTGATTCGTGAAGGCGAGGACGCTGCCCACAGTCGGCGTCACCTTGATCAGTTCACACAGACTGGTGCCACCGAGCGCGATATGACTGGCCAAAGCTGCTGGTATGTTTCGAGGCATAAGCTAAACGAGCCCCACAAATCCCAAAGGGCACTGAAACGACTCATTGCCGGTGTAGCCGATCACGAGCGCATCTCTGTCAAATCGCACATTGAATGCTTCACGCTGGAATCCGGTGCGCCTGCCGCGCACGCACAGGAATGCGCTCAAGAGCGTCTCGAGGTCAGCACGATCTGCGCATAGCACATTGCCTTCGAAACCTGCGAGGCCGTTTGAGTATTGCGCAAAGCGGTCCTCAGAATAGCCACCGCCCTGCACGACATAGGTACTCCAATCTTGATAAGCATTCCTGCCCACCTCGAAAGGTAACGGGAAGTTGTATGTGATCAGTGATGCAAGTGATGCGCCAGCTGCGCCTGGTATGTCGTAATCAAACGTTTCGACAATCTCGAGCTGCACCTCGTGCCAGTCCACGAAGAAGTTGCGCTCAGTGTAGCGGTCGCCTGTGAAACGCGCTTGAATCTCGAACTCGCCTGACCACGTGCCGCCCGCCCCGCCACTGATGATGCCGGTGGAATAATCCAATGTGCCCCCACCTGAGTGCGTAATTGTTCCTGATACAGGTTTGGTGATCGGCCTATCATACGAAACCGCTCCGGCTGTATACCGCTTGACTAATTGCCCACTCACTATCGGTTCGTTCACTGCTTCGAAATCAAATGGATCAAGAAATCTGAAAGAGTCTGATTGGCCGCGTCTCGCCTCGAAAAAGGTGAGTACAGCACTGCGCGTGGAATCATTGATCGTTCCTGTGTCCAATCGAAAGATGCGCCGTGCGTGCATACCCGACGCGGCGTTCCTCTGCTCAGTGCCGTTCGCTGAATGCACGACAGTCGTAATAAAGGAGGGTCCCCCACTTATCTGACCATTCGCCAGGATCGCATCGCGCGGAAAACTTGCAGCATCGAACGTCGGCATAGCTACTTTGTGTTAAAATGCAAACAGGCCGGAACAGTGCGGAAACACTGCCCCAGCCCTGACCAACACAGAAAGGATAAGTTTCTGATATGGCTCACCGAACCGTAACACGCAACTGTGAATACTGCCAAGAACCCTTTCAAGCGAGAATAAAGAGCACTCCTAATCGTGGCCGCTTCTGTTCGCATTCGTGCAGCAGCCTCGCTTTGGCCGCTCGGCATACGATCAAAGACAGACTGCTGCGGCATATCACCACGGCTCCATCCGGATGCTGGATCTGGTCTGCCGGAATTGATCACGATGGCTATGCAGTCTTCACTATCAAGGGACAGTCTTTTCGAGCCAGCCGTGTGGCCCATGAACACTTCATCGCACCCTTCCCAAAAGAGAAGCTCGTGCTGCACCGCTGCGATAACCCTTCCTGCGTGAATCCAGATCATCTGTTCTTAGGTTCCAATGATGACAACATGCGCGACATGGCAGTCAAGAATCGCGCACATCACAAGCTGACCATTGAGCAGGTGCAGGCTATTAGGAACGACCCACGAAGCTGCAATAAAATCGCGAAAGACTACGGCATCACAGGCGTGCATGTTTGGCACATCAAGAAACGCCAGCGCAGATACCATATCAGTTAAGTTATTGATTCTGCTCATCTTGCGCCTTCGTTCCTCTGAGCGCGCTTTACTGCATTCATCACAGTCACGGCGAGCTGGTCTTGAGTTCTCTTATCAACTGTTCCTGATGGTGCGTTAACCCCTACCGAAATGTTAAAAACGTTTCCAGCACTACCGGCAGTGACGGGTGCGATGTGCATGGGTTGGCTGCCCGAGAAAATAAGCTCCGGGCCCCTTTCTCCGGCAATTCCGAATTTACCCGGGCCTAGACTACCCCCCGACGCAAAAAATCCGCCGAAGATCGTCCCAATCCCCTTCGCAATTCCGCCGAACACGCCCTTCAATCCGCCCGCACTCAGCCCGCCAAATAGATCCTTGAGTGCGCTTTGCAGCATGTCAGTCAGACCTTGAATGACTGGCGTCACAAACGACTCGCGCAGAGCTTTCGCCATCTCAACAGCAAAGGTGTCCACGATGCCAAGTGCCAGCTCGCCGAATGCTTCACCCAGCGTCTTTTGCGCTGTCAGGATGCTGATCAGCATGTCATCGAAGATCAGCGAGAATTGTTCATCGATCCGCGCCTGTTCTTCTGTGCGAATAGTGCTCGGTGGTGGCAGACCGCCGAAGATTGGCGCACCTGGGAATGGCTGACCTGGCCCGCCTTGTTGGATCAGACCTCCAGGCAGTGCGAGCGGCGTGCCTCGCATGATGTTGCCCACTTGCCCGCCGAGTATCTCAAGGAATCGCGCATTCATTGCGGCGACTCCATTGGCAAGCCCCTGCGCACGTTCTTCCGCCTCCTTCATTCCCTTGCCCAGAGACTGCAAAGCCTGATCGAAGGTGAACGGCGCAAATGGAAGCGATATTCCCTTTGCTGCCTTCGTTGCACCACCGCCACCAGTCAACCCCAGAAGATCGCCTGCTTTTATCTTCTGCTCAGGCTGCACGCCTAAGCTCCGTTTGGGACCCGTGATAGGGGCAGTGCTAAAAGGCGTGACGGGGCCACCGGTACTAAATATGCCGCCAGGCAGCGCCACCCTCCTAAATAGGTCGTGCCAGACTGGGCTTTTCTCAATTTCTTTCAACCATTTGCTGACACCTATTAACGACTTTTCGAGGCCACTAAAGAAGTCATCTACTAACCCCCCGGCATTAGTGCCTCCCAGATTCTGCTTAAACACTGACCATGCATTGCTAGTCTTGTTTATCTGCGTATCGAGTTTGCCCCCGGCTTCCACTGCTTGCAGCGTGGCTATAATCAACCTGTCTTGCAGCTCTTGCCTGCTGCCTGTCAGCGCAAGCGTGACTGCATCCTGTGATCTGGCAATGACGCCTGCTGTCTTGCCGTAAATGATATTGGTAGCTTCAGCGCCTGCCACACTTCCCCGAAATTCCTTGATCTGCTGTGCACTATTGATGAAGCTGCCTACGATGTCCTGACCTGCCGCTTTAGCATCCACCCCTATGACTTTGAATGCACGTGCAGCACTGGTGGTACTATCTTGCGCTTCCACTACTGCGCTTTGATATTGTTTGAAAGCCTGTGTAAGTGCATCAGGTGACTCTCCTGCTATAGCCATGCCAGCAGCAAACCGCTGCACTGTATCCAGACTCAAATTAGTAGTCTCAGCTATATCCAGCATCTGATCTGAAACTTTGGAGCCATCTATTACGAGCGTTGCGAAAGCCGAGGCCAACGTAGCGATGCCAGCCGCGGCAGTAATAGCGACACCGCCCACCAGCCCAAAGGCTCCGGCCATTCCCTGTATCTGTGACACCGTGCCACCGATCTGATTAGCTAGACTACCTACAGGACCGCCCAGACCCTGCAGCGCACTGCCCGCACGCGAGGCACTCTCACCCAGCGTTTTGAACGCATCGCCACTCTTCTTGACGTTCGCATTCAAGCTGGTATTAAGTTGCGCTGACTGCTTCTCCGTGCGCTGCATTGCCGAATCTACCGATTGCAATGCGCGCGTGGCCTGCTTCTCACCTGCTACGACAGCAGTCGAATCAAGCGCCAAACTTACTAGAGCTATATCCGCCATTTATCGCTTCGCCCTCATTGGCGCATTCGCCTTGAGCTGCTGCGCCTTCGCACTTGCTGCAAGGAATATCTGGTCAATTCGCATGAGCATCTTCACCTGCCAGGCATTGAGCACAGTGCCGGTCATTCGCCTGTATGCATCGACTTCCGTGTAAGTGAGCGGGTTATAGCCAAATCCATTGTGCGATCTCGAAGCATTGAGTTCCTGGAAGATCGAAAAGAGATAAGCATCGTGCAGTGGGAACGGCGGCTCGCGTTCACTGCGTGGCAGGCGTCGAGCCCTCCTGTTCACTTCGATCATCTTCGAAGCACTCGAATCGCCCTCAAGCTCACCGCGCAGCGCACTCACCATGAGCTTGTTGCTCACGGCGAACTGCCAGAAGCACCAGTCAACAATTTTTTTTCGCTGTCCTCCACCACATCAGCAGGCACATGGCCATTGAGCGTGCCTTCCGGTGCACCGAAGTTCGTGAGGTCTGAGACAAACTCAAGCAGCTGGCTGCGCACCCACGGCAGGCCATAGAGCCATTCCATATTCACAGGCGTACACGCGAGCGGTGCCGCATCGCGCTCAATGTGCTCCCATTCCCTTGTGACTGCCATGTAGCACCGCACTCGATGCGCTTCGAACTTCTCAATGTCATCAGGCGCAACCTTGCCTGCATCGCGCTGCCGGCTCACAATGCGCTCAACCTGCCACGTGCGGTCCATCTCCTGCCATCGCTTCGAAAGAGGCGAAGTCAGCAATATTCTGGCAGGGTCATCACCCCCAATCGCCTCGCCCGTGTAGGGATGCTTGAGCACAAGCCAGCTCGTGCGCTCCTGCCAGGATTCAATTTCTTTTGAGAGTTGCCCAAAGTCAGCCATAGCTATGCCACCGTCATCCCGATAATTGAGCTGATCCCGGTATCGTACTGACCACGAAAGTCCACCGCACTCGCCATTGATCCGGCGCTATCACTTACCGGCGCATTGACTGCGAGCGCCTTTGGTATGCTCACTGTGAAGGTATCCTCAGCTGCCGCCTCACTCGATTTGAGGACAAAGGTAAGCGGTCTGAGCGTACCGGCAATCGCATCAGTGATGAACGCATCATCGCGGTAGTAGACCTCAGCCGTTCCGCTGACTCTCAGATTCTTGTTGATGATGTGATCTGCGCTCGCACTGCCCCACGCATACTTCGGGTCTGCCTGATTATCGAGCGTGAGCGATGCTGTAAACGCGCCTGGCACTGGCAGCGCATTCCACGTAACCGTTGCGCCTGTGAAGCCAGTCGTGAATGGCGATTTGCCCGTAAGCGCGCCCAATGTGGCAGTTCCAGGCATTACGGTTCCCACAGTCTGCGCGAGGCCGAAGATGTCATAGTTGACACTGACCTTGTCATTCAGCGGCATATCCATTGTCGCTGACGCCACTTCGCAGCCAGTGAAGATCAGATAATCATCACCTGTAGCCAATTCCATCTTGGCAACGATCGTGAAGAAGTAGCCCGGATCAGCATCGGCAACGATGGCGCCGCCCGCCCACGCAGCCGCGTGAAGCCACGCCCTCAGCAAGTCCTGCTGACCCGCCTCGTAATTAAGTACCGTAGGAATGCGCAGCCGCACAGCCCTCGAGCCGCCTACGGTGAATGACTTCATCCGGCTCCCATCGTAGACATCAAACTCCGTTGGCGTGGATTCAAATGAGAGGCTGATGCCATCAAGGAATGGCACCGCATTATAGACGCCTGCAGCTGGGGCAGTCCCGCGCGTTACTTCACGCTGGATG